CCGCCAAGGGGGAGATGAGGAAATTGACTGCAAAGCCAAAGACGCAGACCCATCCTGTAGCGGGTCGCCAAGAACTTTGAAACCAGTTTCCTTTTGCTTCTGCGGTGTTGAGCTTAATCTGAGCGACTGAGAGTTCCTGCGCGTGGCGTTCTGAGAGCGTTGCAATCTCATGCGCGAGTTTCTGCTTGGTGTCGGCATCAGGTATAAAACGCTCCAGTAGGTTGGAAACAGGGGCAATTAAAGACTCTAACATTATGCTAACCTTTCAATTAAAAACAATCCAATGATGAGTGGGTACATTCCCCACAACATCATCTCAGACTTTTTAAATCTTTCCGAACCATCATCAAGGCGTTTCTCAATGTTCTTCATTCTTACAGCGCACTCTCTTTCATGCGCTTCAAGTTTTAACAACGCCTCTTTGACGGTAGCCATTAGTTGATTTCTTCCACGGCTTCTTCTACTAATTCAGCGTCTTCAACTGGGCTTTCTAGTTGTTGAGTCAGCATATTAATAAACGAATCTTTCGTCACATTGGCATGATCTGCGTCAAATTTAGCTTGCGCCAAACGCTGTTCAGCAACTTGAATGTGTTGAACCATCATTTGTTGCTCTTCGGTCATATCTTCTAAAATGTAATCTTTGTCATTAATCTTTAATTCAGTTTTCTTTTCTTCTGACATTTTTAACTCTCCTAAAGTTTGTGAGTTTTTATTATAACTGATTTTTTTATTCTATTGCTAAAACTGTTTCTTATCCTGTACAAACGTCAACATAAGAAACATTTATAAGCCAATAAAATTATTCTTTGTCTTTCTTGGGTGCTTTCTTAGATACCCAGATTCCCGCACATATATCTTGTACAATTTTAGCTTGACCAGTAACAACAGTTGGGTCGCCATTTTCATCGTAACGAGACAAATTAGTAACGTGGTTAGATACTGCGGGTAATTCAGCATCTTCGCTGTCATCAAACGTAATTTGAGTAACGACCATAAGAGTCGGATTACCTTCGTTAGTATCTGTTCCTGCCGTGGCATCCATAGGAACGTATACTTCTGTGCGTTGGTTTACTTCTGTCTTAGTTATTGCCATTTTTTAATCTCCCTTAGAGATAGTTAAGTTATGCGCTTTCAAGCGCGGTAATTCTTGCTTCAAGTTCTTGAATTGTTTTGACCAACAAAGGTACTAGTTTGGCTTGATCTAATGCCTGTAAGCTGTCAACCGTAGTAGTAACATCATTATCGTCCGTTACTTCTTCTGTTGCATCTTTTTCGCCAACTACTGCGTCAGGAACAAGCTCTGCGACTTCGTGAGCAAAGAATCCATCAGTGCGTAAATCACTACCTTTCCACTGAAAGTTAATAGGACGTAAAGCCAGAAGTGTAGGCGTTGCCATTGACATAGGGCGCTCATCTTCTTTTACCCTGTAGTCAGATGTTGTTGTGTAGCTTGTAGCGAATCCATTGGATGTAATTCGCCCATCAACTGTCCCACTGCTATCGGTAAAGTTAATGTGATATTGGGCTGTTCCATTAGAGTTTCCTTGCGCCTTTGATTTAATATTTGGCGTGGTAGAACCTTGCGAGGTGCTTGCTAATATCTCCATCCTTCGGTTAAGGACGGTTTTTGTATTGTTAAAGTAGGCGTAATTTGTTGTGCCGCCCTGCATATAACAGCCGTAGCTTGTAGAGTTAGCTTCTAATCCTACGTTTCCGTTAACGTATGGGCCGTTAATAACTCTAACTGTTGTGTTGCCTATTGATAAACTACTACCAGTTGATGTGATAGTGCCGCAGAAGATATTTCCTGCGCCATCAATAATTTGTGTAGCTGTAGCGGCTTCGGTTGTTTGAAAAGCAGAATCATTACTGTAGCCACTACCGTTGTGGCCGCGTAACCACAATGAAGATACTTGTTTTTTACTTTTATAAAACCTATATCCGCAATACCTTGTAGTATTAGCGCCCGCGTTATAATTAAACAGGTTTAAAAAATCTAAGCTAGTGGCATCAGTTAATACGGTTCTAATTTGCGCTCCAGACATTACTCCCCGAATAAAACGCCAACCAGTGCCGTCATTTGCGTCTAATGAATCACCGTTAGCGCCCCAATAACGCTGAGTGTTACCGTAAGAAGTTCCTGCGCTATTATGAAATTCTCCACCTGCGTAGAAGTTTCCCGCTGTATCGCCACCGCTAACGTATTTTGCCCAACACTCAAAAGTAATTTCTGTTTCGTCATCCATAGCAAAGCGGTTAAGGTTGTCGCCAAAATACACGTTTACATTACCTGCTACTTGGAAACAGCCTGACGCGGGAGCGGTCAGATCGGTTACTTTAGTAAACGCTGTGCTAGTAGTTTCAAACTTTGCTTTTACACTTGCAGTAGTATCTGAGTCGGTAATACAAAACAAAGTTTCGTCATCAATATCTTTGTTTTGCGCTGTAATTCTATTTGTAAAGTCGCCATTAAGTGCGCCAACATCGTTAACGCTAAGACCTGCGCCAGTGATTGTACCACTAGCCCCTATAGTGCCTATGTTCGTTAGGTTTCTACTAGAGTCTATTACTGTAGTGCCGCCAACAGCATAATAAGAGCCTTTTATCTTTCCGTCACTTCCGTCAAGAGCAATAACATTAGTTCCATTATATGTCCCTCCATACATATACACTCTTGAGTTACTTGTCCCTCCGTTGCTCCCTGTGGCTATATACCTACTGTTTGAGTTTAGAATTTGTGAACTACCAAACCAACACCCACTTCCAAATTGAGCAGATTGATTTATTCGCAAATAGGTATCTGTGCCTTGAGCCATTATTTTGCTGTCTAAATAATAATAATCATTAGCGAATATATTACGATTAGCGTCTATTACTGTAGTTCCTGCACCTGTTCCAGAAGAGGGCTTGAGATATAGCCCTTCTTTGAACATCAACTTACCGTCAGCCAGTATGGTTGTGGTGCTTTCTGTTGAATTGAATAAAAAAGCATTCCCAGAGCCGTAGCTTGCGGTGTCTGAATGTACATACCGCAAATAACCACTTTGCGCTCTGGATGTCTGGTCGCTGAAACGAATGTCTGCCCCTGCGCCATTGGTCGTCGTAAATATATTTAGCGCATCAGTGTCGGCTGTTGCTGTAATAGCCCCAGAACTGATTGTGCCGATGTTGGTCAGGTTTCTACTAGCGTCTATTACTGTGGTGTTGTTTATTCTGTAGCCACCTACAGGAACATTTACTCCATAACCAACAGTACCCCCATCTCCAATTTGAAATTGATCTGCAAGGCTAGATGCGTTTGTTGGTTTAACTTGGAATTTAATAAAACCAGATGAGCCGCCACCACCACGATAAAATGTCATGTTAGAAGTTTCAACACCGTTATACCCAGAAACTTTAGATACTCCGACATAACTTAAATCTTGACGGTTGTTGTATAGCTTTAGTTCATTGACCGCATTCTGAGTCTTGAACAGATTAATTAATCCGTAGCCTTCACCTAACTGTAATTGTGACCCATTAACGTGAGGCTCTAAAGCGCGATATGAGCCTCCACCATAAATTCGGCTGTTGGCGTTAGGAAAATAAAGCCCACTAGAGAAAGTTCCTGTGGTAGTTGTCAATCCCCCTATTGGCGCAAGGTTTCCCGCTTGCGAAAGGGTCATTATTGTTGCGCCTGTGGAAAGCGTAAAGGAAGTTGTGGCTGTGCCTGTTCCTGCAACTTGTATATCCATATTAGCAGACGCGCCATTAGTAAGCGTTAACTTAGTCATGGATAAGTTGCCGATACCAACATTAGTCAACGCTCTAGACGCAGTGATTACCTCAACTCCACCGACAGAAATACCACCGCTTGTAATATTTATAGCACCACTAGAGATTGTGCCTATGTTTAATAGGTTTCTACTAGCGTCTATTACAGTGGTAGCGCCTATTTGATAGCTTCCTGCTCTAAAAGTACCATTAGCAGAAGGTACTCCAGAACTAGAATAACTACCATAGGCTAACTGACCACTTGCGTTCATCCATAACGAATTTGAAACTCTAGCACCCCAGTGAAAATTTAAATTAGGAGCATCTCTATCTTCGCCATCTCCTGCACCTGCAATTCCTCTTTCACGAATAGATATGGGTGAGTTATTCCAGTCATCTTGTGATGACATATTTGTAGCAAATTCACTCATTCCTGTTGCTGTAGCAGTAATTTTTGGTGCTGTAATAGCTCCACTAGAGATTGTGCCAACAGTAAGATTTCTTGATGTATCCAAGAACTGAGTGCCCGCCATTCTTAATGGTTTACCGCTAAAATCAATTCCACTGGCTGAAAACGATATTAAATTACCATTCTTATCGCTGTATAGATTTAAATCACCAGACTGGTTTGTTCCAATATAGGCATCTCTACTGCCATCTCTTCCATAGTAACTTATATAGTTCCAATCATTGCCATCGGAGCTATTAACATATAATCTTAACTTGTCATCTGTTGTGGAGTTAATTGTAATATCACCAGTAGCGTTAACAGCCCCACTAGAGATTGTCCCTGCAAAGGTAGCCGCATTATTTCCATCTAGCCTTAAAGCAGTTGATGCGGTTGAACCATCATAAGTCTGAAAAGATAGAGAGTAGTTATTAACTAATCCCTCGACAATCCTTGCGTCACCGTTAGCCCAATCAAGCATCGCTCCGCTTGGTAAATCATATTCAGTTGCATATATCGCCCCACTAGATGTAATAGCCCCACTATCAATAGTGCCAATAGTTAGGTTTCTTGCCGCACTAACGATCTCTTGACCGCCCATACTTAACGTCCCTGCAAAGACATTTGTACCTGTAGCAGTTACTTGTAATTTAGTCGCGCCACCGACAGCAAGCAAGGTCGATGTAGATGAGTTTAAGACGGCTTGGCTTGTAGATGGAAAGCTAAGATAACTATTGTTCGTGTCCTTGCTGTAATAAACTCTGGCTTTTACGTCAGTTGCGGTTTCAAAGTTACTATTGCTAGTAATCGCGCCTGTCATCGCCCCGCCCGATAGAGGCAAAAAAGAACCTGTTGCGGCTATGGGTTGAATAATGGATGACAGTGTTGGCTCTGAACCATCAACAACGTAGAACATGGGTTTAGCCCATGACAATGATGCCGCGCTTGCTGTTGAATAGTAAAGATAGGTTCTGTGTTGCTGTATTGTAGAACCACTTTTCATTCTAAAGTCAGCATAAGTTGAACTAACTTTAACACCTGTATCACACCTATAAGTGCCACCTACACTGTTAGCCGTGCCAGTGTCAGAGTTTGCCCTAATAAATCCTATAGACACACACCAAACATCTTGAGGCAAAGTACCTATAACGAAAGGGCCAAAATATGGATTGGTGTTTGCAGTTCCATTTAAATTTAATGTATGACTACCATTGCATCCGTGATAAAAAGTTCCACTTGTTGATGCACCATTTCTTCGCACATAGACTACAGATATATATGAATTATTATCTGTTATTCCTGTTATTGTCTTGTTCCAACCACCGTCATCATTGCTTTGAGTGTCATTTGATGGGGTATGCCAAACTAAACCTCTACTACCATCAGGCAACGTGCTATGTATAATTTGGTTTTCTGCCTGAGTGCCATTTCTTGTAAAGTTGCCACCGTAGTACCCTGTTTGTGAATCGAATCCATTTGTATCTAAAACCCAAGCCGACGAATCTGCATAATTTAGTGCTATCCCTCTTGGTAAAGTGTCAACATAAAGCCTACCGTCTGATAAGGATGATGTTCCTCCAGAGTTAAGAGCCGCAACCGTAAGGTTGTTTGAGGGGTCAAGAAAGGTAGTCCCACCACGCTTATACGCTGTTCCATCAAAGCTACCACTAGCAAAAATCGTACCCTCTACAGAAATAGCCGTCCCAGAAGATGCTCGGCTTTTTAGGAAATACGTAGAATTGCTTGCGTCTGTTGTGAAAATTGTTCCTTTGACTGTTCCAGTAGAGTTAATAGCCCCACTACCAATAGTTCCAATATTGAGTAGGTTTCTACTACCGTCTATAAATTGAGACCCTGCAAGGTAGAGGCCGTTTGTAGACCTAAAGTAAATGCCAAGCCAATCTAGACTAGCATCAGCCGCACCAATGTAGAGGGCTTTGTCTCCGTCAGTAGATGGGCGAATATAACTTGCCCCTCTATTCATCACTAAGCCGTACCCCTCAAGGGTCATATAGCTTCCGTCTGAATAGTGAGAACGCAATAATCCTGCTGTAGAACTATCGCCTGAGATTACGGAAGTTGCTGTAATAGCCCCACTAGAGATTGTGCCTAAAGTTGTATTGCCAAAGCTGTTAGAGTTTCCAGATGCTGTAATACTTCCACTGGCTGTCACTGTAGTAGCTGACAAGTTACTTATTGTTGTATTACCAAAATTATTAGAATTTCCTGACGCTGTAATACTTGCACTACTTGTAATAGCCCCACTAGAGATTGTTGTGGTTGTCAAACCACCTGCCGTAGTTAAATCTCCAGTTTGAGATAACGTCATGCTGTCAGAACTAGCGTTAGATAACCTAAAGCTAGTCGTGGCCGTTCCTGTTCCTACAACGGATATTTCCATGTTGGCAGAAGCACCATTGGTAAGCGTCAACTTAGTCATTGAAAGGTTGCCAATGCCTACGTTAGTCAATGCCCTAGCGGAAGTGATTACTTCTACTCCCCCTACAGAAATACCACCGCTTGCTACGTTAATAGCACCACTAGAGATAGTGCCTGAGCTAGTAATCGCATTGCCACCCATTGCAAGAGTGCCAGACATTGTTCCACCTGCTTTAGGCAAAGCCGCATTTGCTACCGTATAAGCTGTGTTCCAGTTAGATGAGTTACCGCCTGTGGCTGTAATAGTCCCAGTGACAGATAATGCTTGGTCAGAAATGGTAGTTCCTGCGGTTATTCGCAATCTAGCAGTTGTGCTTGCGGCTCTACGCAACTGTAAATCTTCATCATAAGAATCTACAATTCCTTCATTAACCGTAATTTTCTTATTAAAATAGAAAGAGTTTCTGTCTGTACTGAAATGCATCCAACTTGAATTGTCTGGGCCGATAGCAACGTATCCGCCAGTAGTTTGAATTTTTAACTGGCTACCATCACCACTGAGGGTCGGTTGAGTATCAGCACCTAATTGAAGTGAAGGTGCTTTTACTTTATGGCTGAAATCAAACTTGTCGTTAGTTGAGTCCCACAAAATAGTCGCGTTAGTTGTAGAATTAACCGCATCCTGAATGGTTATTCCTGCACCGTTAGCATTCCCTGACGAATCGCCAGTTGAATAATTTAAGGTAATGTTTTTATCTTTTACATTTAAATCATCAGTATCAACAGTTGTGGTTGTTCCTTGTACAGTCAGATTACCCCCAATAATTAAATTATTGCTAAAGGTATGATCGCCTGTGATTGTGCTGTCAAGGTTAAGGATTACGTCACCAGACGCACCACCGCCATTAAGATTAGTTCCTGCTTCTACGCCTGTAATGTCTCCAGATGCCGCGGCCTGAGTAATCTCGTTGGCGCTGATTACATTAAATCCAGTTGAGCCATTATCTTCTACGAGGAATGATCTAGGCCATGTCGCCAGATTGTTTAATGAAGTGTCGTAACTGGTATCTGTAGTCGTTAGCTGAACCCTAAACCAGAAAATATCTTGAGCATAGGTTGCAGTATTTTCTAAAGTTCTGTCACCGTTTTCATCTAATCCAGTAACGCTTGCATGATTAGAAACGTCCACTTCTGCGGGTGTGGCAAAAGTAGTTGTCCCTGACGGCACAAATTGCGTAGACGTAGCGAGATAAGTAGTGGCAGATGTTGCATCTGTAACTTTTAAATATTGTTGTGAAGCAACATTGGTAAACCCTGAACCTGCCGAGGTAGTGGATTTTTGAATAGTCAAAGTAAAGTTATCAGGTATGTCTGCCAAGGCGTTAGCCATTGACTGAGCCGAACCGATAGTTACTGAGGATAAGTCTAATCCAGAAAATAGGTTAGATGCTTTAATTCCAAGCGTTAAAGAGGTGCTTTGAATTAACGTCACTTTAACCGATTGCAGGTTGTAGACTAAATTACTTTCAAACTTGGAAACTCTGGATGCTGTGTTAGCCGCTATCTCAGAATAAGCAAGATCAGTAAATCCTTGCGGGCTGAAATAAGCGTTGGCGTTTCCATCTTGTAAATGCATACCTTTAGCGGTCAGCGTTCCATCTTTATGGACTGAAAACTTTGCATTCTCTGGCGTAGAACTGCCTACCCACATACGATAATCAGACGCGGTACTGAGCGTGATCGTGTCGGCAGAATTAGTACCAATAGATATAAGCGGAGCAGTACCAGATACAGTTATTTTAGTTGCTTTTAACGCTCCCCCTTTAGTCACAAAGAAAGGTGCTGTAGCTCTGTTGGCAAACGTGTTGCCCGCCCAGAATCTAACGTCATCTGCACTAGATGCGACAGAAGACAAGCCCATAGTATTAGCGGCATCTTTTAGGTAAGTACCTGCAATGTCAAAGCCGCCAATCTCACCATCGTTTGCAATGATGCTTCCACGAATAGTTGCTTGCTCAAACTCAACTACTCCGCTTTTAAGTATCTTCCAACCTGCCGAACCAGAAACATAATTAGTAGATTGAAGACTAGCCGCAACCTTGGCAATAGTAACCGCGTCATTATCTATCTGGTCTGTCTCTACAGCAAGATTAGCAATCTGGTCTGTATCAACAGCATTATCAGCAATGCCACCAATAGGGACTTGCGTAGTAGTCGCACTATCAACACCGCTAAAACCAGACGCATTACCAGTATAATCTACTGCTTTTAATTTGTAGTATCTTGTAACCCCTGTTCCAAGTTCAGGCTCTGTAAAGGTTGTTCCCGCGCTTGTTCCTATTAACGCAAAACCACTGCTTGACGAGTTTGAGCCATAAACATCAACATGACTAAAATCATCTACCGTTGGATTGACCCATGAGATAGTCGCTTGCTCAAATTCATCTTTTGCAGAGACAGACGTTGGCGCACTTGGAGCAGTCGTATCAATCGCAGAAGTGGGGCTTGCAGAAAGGTAAGCACTGGCAACTCCAAGCTCATTAATCGCTTTGACCCTGACATTGTATGTCTCGTTATTCTGTAAATTCACAATGCTAAATGGGGTTGATTTAGTAGACTGACTAAAATAATTAGATGCGCTTGCTAACTTCCACTCGACAATGTAATGATCTGTAAAAGCATCATTCGCGTCTGTCCAAGCAACATTAAAGGCAGAATTAAAAGTTCCATCGTCACTTAGAAAAGAATCGCTTGTAATGTTTATGCTTGTAGGCGCAACTGAAACCGAACCATCATACAAAACAACTTCACCGCCACCCAAAAACACTTCTTCATCAGACGCTTGCCAATCCCAGATAGATGATGCTGTTTCTATTGCATCAACATTAACAACAATTTGGCCGTCAGAATTAAAATCCATCGCATAGCCAACAACTTCAAACACTTTCCCGCTGTATCCAAGCCGCGTATTGGTGACGCTAATATTGTCCCCTATCTTAAATCTAAGCGCACTTAGGTTGCAGGGTATAGTTATGGCTTCTTGTTGCCTAGAACGGAACAGGGCGAGTTTAGCAAGCCTCTGAGCGCGTATATTGTTTGAGGTATACGGCAACGCCATATCAAGGTAGATTGGGTCGCCATCTTGCAAGGCATAAGCCGCTGAAATTTGTGCGGGGTAATCAGCTAAAATATAGTTGTCTTCTTCTGAGAGGAACACACCCTTTACGCCATTAAAAGCGTTTCGTCTTGACTGCTTAGTCTGTACTGTAATCTCGCCAACAATTTGTGATTCATCAACGGTAACTGATGGAGCTATGTACTCCCCTGCGTGAACTTCAAACTTGCCGCCAGAGTAGACCAACCGACCCGCCATTGAACCGACCATTGTTTCTATGTTGGCCTTGATGGAGTTATTGGTATCCACTACACCGTCAATAGTGTATCTAGGCTGAGTTCCACCCGCTGAAAGGGTAATTGCTTCATCACAAACGCCCTTTGCAGTGTTTACAGAAGCGGTAAGAATGTTGGCCGCAGTTTCGCTCAAACCGTATTTTGTGTCGCGCAGATAATCATAGATGCAAAGCGCGGGGTTTTGTGACCATGCGGTTGAATTGTCGCTTGGGTTTAATACTTTTTTCCCGCGAACAATAGTAGAGATATTTGGCAGACCTTGAGCAAATTGGTCAGTGTCATGGGTCAGCTTAACAACCATATAGGCTGTATCAAGTAGCTTGTGGTTGGTTGTCCACTTTGTAGATGCGGCAACTAATCCGCTGTCAGCCGCTGTTTGATCTCCTTTATAAAAGGATATATCTACATAGGGGGAAGTGCTTGAGTTTCCTACAGTTGCCCACCCAGATTGATAGACCCCTCCATCCCAAACTTTCTTGTCATTAAACCAGACGCTTTCATAAGCATCAATCTCATGCCCTGCAACGGCTAAAACTAGATACAAATACTTATTGTCAGAACCAGTTGATTCTAAGTAAACAACATTGCCGCCAATACGCGCACGACCATAAATAATCTTCCTGCTGTGCGCGGCCTCTCTGGTCATTACAGACTGACCGCCCATTTGCGTTCCAATATCAGGCTTTGGCATTAATGCGCGAGAAACTAACGATAAACCTGCGCCAATAGCAAACGCTCCAAAAGCCGCACCCCAAGCCATAGCGAAACCTGCGGCCGCCCAAGCCGACCCTGCGGCCGCTAAACCTGCTATTAATGTTATTGCCATTTTTTAACCCTTAAAACATTTGGAGTAAATTCGCTCGATTAAAGTAAAACCCATGCCAAGCAAAAGGTTGTCGAACGGAAGGTGAACTTTGGTATTGACGTTTAATAAAGAAATGCCATTTTCCGCGCAATGTTCTTGAGCATAGTTTAACAGCTTATATCCTGTTGCGCCCGCCCTGTTATCTGGCAACACAAAGGTAACATCATTGTTAGCAAAAATATGATCTTTGTAGTGCATAGACCGACTTACTACTAGAACGCAATAACCGACTAAATGCCCCGAATCTCTTGCAGTAAATACGCGCAGTATTCCTGCCGCATCTAGCTTTGCGTATTGTTCCCAATCAGGGTTTAGTTTTATAGTGCCTTGGTTTAAAGCAACTAATTCCCAATGCTTTTCAATTAACGGCTTAATATCTTCTTTGACGGATGCCAGACATTCGTGTGCGATTTTCATACTTTCCCCTTAGTATCTTTGTGTATTGCCACCGCCTTGGTCGCCTCTATTTCCACCTGCCCCACCAGTAGCAGGGGTTGGTCTTCCCCAGATTATTTCTTTTTGAACAATAGCAGTGACAAACTCAAAGCCCTTATCTGTCGGGTGATCTATTTTTTGATCTTCGGCTGTGTAACGCCTAACCTTAGTACGCTCAAACGCAATTAATTTATTCTCAACAGCGATTGAGATAGTTGAATTAGCACCAGACTCAGAGATGGTCATGGTATCCATAAAGCCAGAGAATACGATTACAGGGTCAGCAATTAAATCTCCAGACGCATCAAACGCCCCAAGAGAAACGGTTAATGGTCTGCCTTGATATTCGTGATCTTTAGCAATGGCAATAAAAGACGTTTTAACGCCTGTTAAACTGACATTGATACCAGTGGCCGCAATGTCTGAGGTTTCTGTTATTTGGCTTATTGAGAGAAGGTCGCCTGTACCTGTGTAGGTGTTGCCGCCAAAGGCTAGATCACCAACACCATTCCAAATATTAAGAACATTAGGGGACTCACCTGAATCAAAAACCATGCGAACAAAATAAGCGGGGCGAACTATATCTGCTGTTGTTACTGCCGTCATTCCACTGGTTAAAGTTCTGCTCATAATGCCTCTTCACACGCAAAGGAAAAGCCGTAAATACTGGCCTCGTTAATTGACCAACCTACGTCATTGGATGCCATACGCCAAAGGCTTTTAGGCAACGTAAAATCACACGCCTGACCACTGGCAATAGTTTCTCTCAATGGCGGTTGAAAACTTAATGTTCCTGCTCCGCTTGATTTATCTGCTGTTACTATATACAAATAAGAACCTAACTGGAAGTACGTTCCTGCGCTAACGGCAGAGCCTCCTGATGTGGTTGTCAAGGTTTCAGATCGGATTGTTGCTTGTGCTGATAGAGTCGCGGTTGCTGTGCTTGTATGTAAAGGATTACCAAAAGTAAACGTCCCTTCTCGCCCTTTTAAGCCAACAATAAAACCTTCAACAGATCGTGCCTCTGCGTGGCTCAATGGCGGTAGACTTATCTCTGCTTCCCATCTAGCTCCTTGGTGAGTATATACCTGAGTATCTAAAGTAAAGGGCGATTCCGCAACTGCGACAACCCTCTTTAACCGCATAGACATATTCTGTATTCCGACACTTGGAAAAGCTAAAGGCATTATGCGCCCCCCATTGCTTTAGAGAAGTTCCCACCGCGCAATCGTGCGTCAGCGACAGCACCTTTTGCGGCCTGTGCAATCTGAGGCATTAGCTGAACGATCTCAGCCCTTACAGTGGATTGTATGCCTGTTGTGACATTGATTGTTTGGTTGACCACTACACCGCCACCACTACTTCCTAATTTGTTGTTAGGGACAATAGAGCCGCTTTGATTAGGCACGAACATTTCCTGCCCGCGCTCTCCAACCATGTAAGGTTTTCCCGCCTGAACAGACCCGCCAATAGCTTTACCGCCAAGCGCGGCATTAGTGGCATCTAGATTGCTCTGCATATTTGAAGAACCTGTGGTCAATGAGCCGCTAATCTTATTTGTAATAAACCCAAAGGCCGCGTCAACAATATACTTCTGAATCAGCATCTTGATCAGGCTATCAATAACTGACTTAGCCATTGATTTCATAGCATCGGCAAAACTAGCCGCGCCAGTAACACCCGCTGTCAAAGCATCGGTTAATCCGTTAAGTCCTTGATTAGTAAGGCTTTTAATGTTTTCTTCTGTGGACGGTAATGATTTATTCCACTCTGCAAACGTCTGGAATACAGTCCCAACTTGCTTGTCAATTTTGGGCAAAATTGCATCACTGACAACCGCGAAAGTTTCAAGCGATTTAATAGCGTCATCAAGTATTGCAATTAAAGGAGATGCAAAAGTAACATCCCCTATCTCTCTTTCCGAATCTTGAGCTTCTTGCATCAACGCTAAAGTTGTGCGGTATCTCTCATTTAACAAATCCATCACTGGAAGTTTTTGGTCAAACGTCATTGTCGGGTTATTAATTAACTTTTGTTGCAGGTCTTTTATGCTGTCTAACTCTTCTCTGTAACCTGCGGCATCTTTTTTCCCCAAAGAAAAGAAATTGTTAAACTTATTCTTGGCTCTTACTGCCTCATTGAAGACACTTATAACCCCATTGGTTAAATCTTCTAAACCTTGCAGGGTAACTCTCACTGCACCTAAAATGTCAACAGCCAGTGCCTTAGCAAACTCTTTTACGCCACCCTTAGCTTTTATGCTACCCAATAGAAACTTTGTAAATGTTTCCGTCAAGAACCCGATAGCAGGAGCAAGCGCGGCCGTTACCTGTCTAGTTACTCCAGTAAACAAAGAGCCTAATTTAGTAAATTCATCATTAGCTTTTTCAACGCCTTTTGCCGCATCTCTAGATAATCCAAGACCAAGAGCCTTGGCCTCTCCTAGCATTTTAGCAAGCCCCTCTCGCCCTTGGCCTAAAGTATTAACAAGTGCCGCACCCTCACTGTCAAACAGCTTAAAAGCCAATCTAAGCCTGTCTGATTCATTTTCTACCCCTGCAAAAGCGTCTGCCAAAACAAGCATTCTTTCATCAAGGGACATTCTATTTAACTTTTGCGCGTCAATGCCTAGCTCTTTAATTGCCGCCTTTGCTTCACCTGTACCCATAGCGGCTTCGGCAGTTCGTCTAGTGAACCGCTGTAAAGCCATATCCATTGTGTTAGTTGCTACACCAGTGAGTTCTGCCGCATACCTTAACCCCGCCAAAGCATCGGTTGTTGTACCTATTTTGCTTGCGGTTTTTATTAAAGCGTCTGAGGCAGTAAGTGACCGTTTAATTAAAAAGCCAAAACCTGCTAAACCTGCCGCACCGACTAAAGCAGTACGCATTGAGAAGACTGCACCAGTGATTTTCTTTAAACCAGAAGTAACAGTTCCAAAACCTTTCTTGGTCTTGTCAAACGCCTTGATCGTAATCTTTACATTTTCAGCCATTGTTCTCACTCATTATCTGGAAATAGGCCAACCATTCGTTAAAGTGATTGACAGGCATTTGCTCTGCTTCTTCTATGGTGAGATGGAGGCGGTCAGCCAAGGAAAGCAGATTCATCCTTGACTGATCGCTTTTTAGTTTCCCTCTAATGCCTCAACAGATTCAATCTCTGCAAACATCTGGTTTGCAATTTCCGATATAACATTAGTTTCTTCACCCATTAAGTCAATGCGATCAGCAGAAGTAAACAGCTTATCACCGCTTTCATCTGTTGCTTTCATTAATATCAAATCAACCATTGCACCGACTGTAGTGTTGTTGAGAAAGTTGGGGTGCTTCTTCTGCAACTGGTCTAAGTCATAGCAGGTAATACTTCTGCAATACAATTTAAACGCTCCAGATTCATCACCCCATGCAGGTACTAGAACCTCTCTAGCTTCCAACTTTCTTCTTGCTCGTAACTCTTTTGCTAATCCCATAATTTTCCCCTTATGTTATTAAACTTGCGCTTCTACTACTGCCCCACTGCACTGAACGCTGAAACTAGCTTCAACCATTCCGTCAAACGCGCCAGTAATAGAGCGAGAGGTAACAATGCCGCCCCCAGTGAAGAAAGTTTCACCAGAGCCAGTTCCAGTAGGATAGATTTCAAAATCAACATCAGTACCTTCATCTAGGATTAATTGCTGTGCGTCAGCTTCATCCCAGTATACGTCTAATGAGACTGTGTTAGTTTTTAAGCCTTGTTTGTAGCTTCGTACTGAATCACCCATTACTGAGTCTTCAATAGTGTCTGCTGAACCTTCAAACGTGAATGAACGTACTTCGCCAACCACGGCAACAGTCGTGCCTGAGACTTGTACTTTTACTACTCCAGATGCGCCTGTTTTAGTCGCCATGATATTTACCTCTAATTAAAGTTAAGTTGTGCCGCGAGTGTATTGATACAGTACGCGGATTGTCATAATAACCCCACCAATGGGGTCAATAGAACCTTCATCAATCTCAATGTTGATAACTTGAGTATCAAGAGCGTTCCCACCCCTGTACCTATCAACGTCAAGACCTTCTTCAATCGCTTCTATTATATTGTTGCGGGCTGAATCTATACTTGCCCCCTTTACAAAGCAGATTAAATCATAATTTATAGTTGCCATTCGCTGAGTTATTGAGCCGCCCAATGAACTGTCTTCCCTGTCCTCTGTGCCGCTTCTAACCAAGATAGCGGGGAATTGTGCGTTTGATAGCTTATCAAAATCAAACGGTTCGCGAGTGACGTATTTAATGCTTATCGGTGACGTTATGTTTTGTAGCGTAGTCACCATGTTTTGTGCAATGCTTTCCCGAATACTCATTTCAGCGCCCTAAAAAATACTTGACCAAGCCTGTTTTCTTCTGATCTATTAAAGCCAAAGAACGGCCTTTTTTTGTCAACCATTGCCGCTTTCTTGGACTCAGTTGCTCTAGTAAAGAATATTTCAGCTTCTTTGCTGTTTGCTTTTACTGTCATTGCGCTAAACATCTGACCAGTAAATTGCAGGTCAGGTATGTTGCCCCGACCATTCTTACTTCTAAATGCAGAATAAGCACTTGAATAAGGTTTAAAAGCCGCGCCTTTATAGCTTTGACTTTTATTTGTTCTGTCTTGAATTATGTTTAGCCCTGTAAGGGCGGTTCTCAACAATGCTTTCTTTACGCTTGCTGAGAGTTCCTTGCCTTTCTTCCCAATCCTTCTGGATATCTCCTTTGAATTGGTTTGAATATTAACCTTCATCTATCGAGCCACTGACCGACAGGCTGTCTTTCTACCTGTGTAATCGTTCCATCACCATCAGCATCATACTCAACCCCATCACTCAAAACGGCTTCCAACTCTTCACCGTATCGGGCTTTGTAAAAGTCGATCATGTTTTGGAATCTGTCACCGTCAACCCAGTTTGTAAGCTGTGGCAAAGCATACCGCCACAATACTAGGTAAACAGAGGCCATTTTAAATTGAGCCGATGTTAGTTTGGCAATATTCATTTCACCAGACAAGCCTTTACGAGGCCACCACTTAATGCGTAACTCTCGATCTATATCTGATTTAGCTTTCGGGTGTTCATCAGTAAACTGAGTAATGCCCAAAGATAATATATCAGGTATAAGCTCAACTAAATCTGAATCGTTACTGTACGCCATTCTCTTTCCTCAAATAAAAGCCCCCTCCTAAGAAGGGGCTTAATCTTAAAGTGCCGCGTCAGCAGTAATCTTGACACCAAAGCTATCGTCCAACTCACCAACACCGTATACGGCAGTAGCGTTAAGTTCCCAAGCGCGTAATGACTCGTCACGTTGAGGAGCAAGGTTGAAGTCACGCTTGATTGCAATGGCAAGTGCTTCGGGAGCAAAAACAGCGGCTACAGCGTCATCACTTCCATCAACAACGATGTTAGCAGACTCATAGACGTTCATCCCCGCGATAGTTCCGACATAACCGTTACGCATTGCTTCATTCTGCAAGTCGCCACCATTCGGGTTAGCAAAGGTGTTAGTTAGGTTAGCTTTCAACTGGTACGCTTGGAAAGGGTGTACAACAGCGTTGATAACGCCAGTAACCTTGTTAGCGCGTAGCTTAGCGGCCGCCTTGAATAAGTCAGCAACAGTGATTTCCGCACCTGCCGCACCTAGACCGAAAGAGAAACCTGAGAACAAAGCAAGAAGGTCTTGATCCATCTTGGTAGCAATAGCGTTACCAAGTAGAGTACCCATTGCAGTTTCAGGGGAATCTGCTCCGTAAGTAGCCATATCGCTTAATAGAACCTGTGCGCCAACTTCGCCAATGGTCACTTCGACCTTGGTAGTTGATACAGTGGTTGAACTAAGATCAGTTCCTTCCGCAATAGACGCGGCCGCAATAGCGGGGTATTTAGGAATCTGAATAGTTTTTCCTGCTTGGCTCTGGATGTTGTACTGAGTAACTAGACCTAGCATTAAAGATTGCTCTTCTGCGGTAAAACGCGCTTGTGCAACAATATTTACAAATAGATCGTCTAGGGTGGAACTGGTAGTAATAGCCATGATAAATGCCTCAAAAATAAATTAATTAAAATGTGGTTTGTTGGTCACTTTTTTTTACTAGCGGCAAACGCTTCTTTACCGCCATTTTCCCAGTTAGCAACCATATCTGCCACAGATTGAGGCTTCTGTGTCGAGCCACCAGTATTTCCCTGCGAGCCTGTCCCACCTTGGGACGCTTTGACCATGTGAGGGTTTACTGTCAAGAATTCAGTTACCATCTCATTGACTGATAACAAATCACCGCTGTCATTGTAACGTGGCGTTCCGTTATCGTCTAGCACCTCGACGCTACCGTTGTCGGATAGTCGGGTATTGCTTTTTAGTAACTGTGAAACTTGATTAGGATTTACAGCGTTATTGTTAGAAGCCGCTCCCAGTATTGCCCCATCAACTAGGGTTTGCTGTAGCTTGCTTTTATAACCTTGTATTTCCATCTCTTTCTTTTCGACTGTCTTTTTCAGGATAGCATCAAACTCACCACGCTCTTTCTGTCGCTCAAGTTCTGCGGCTTCTTTTTGTGCCAACAGTTCCCGCGCTTCATCAATGTCAACGCCCGATATTTTCTTATCAAACTTTCGTTGCTCTCTTGCAACACGATCAGCAACAATGCGATCAAGCTCTTCCTGTGTAAAAGTCTTTCCTTCCTGAGCTTTTATTGCCGCTGTCTCAGTCTCAACTTCTGTTCCCATGATTTCATCGCTCATGTGTACGTGCCTCTTAAAGAGTAGTTATGAGCTTAGATTGTACCACAATTAAAATAATTGACAAAAAGAGTGATTATTTACCTCTAGAGTGTTTACATTTATGTTCATATAGTATTTAATGTAATCTCAATCAAGGGAGAAATAAAATGGAATACAAAGTTGGTCAAGAAGTCTGGGTAAAGATTCCTCATGAAGAAGACGGTTATCACGCAGGAACAGTTGTAGGGTTTACTGCTAAAAGAATTAAAGCAAATACTGACAGAGGCATTGGTTACTACAAGCCAGAGCATGTTCAAGCCAAGTAAACTAACCGCCCCTTCGGGGGCAATCAATCAAAGGAATAAAGACTATGAAACGACAACTAACTAACGCAGAAGCCGTTACTAAATTCCGTAGTGCTAAGGCGATGGGTGACTTTAATACAGAACTGGCACTAGCCACTGATAATTCACGTATTGCAAAAAGAGAGCTAGACGAAATTATATGCCAGTTTCAAGATTCAGGCGTAGCCGATTGGTCTGAGCGTATGTTTGAATCCAAGCTAGAAACATTCCAGAAGCGCACACTCGATTATGCCACTGACATGTTAGCACTTAAAGTTTTGGAAAAGAAACGTGGCGAGATTTTAGCGAATGCCTAGCAAGCAAATACGACAGTCAATCAACAGCCCTTTCGGGGGCAATCAATCAAAAGCAAGGAGACAAGCAAATGATTGCACAAGTTAGATTCAAGGGTCAATGGGGTTCGCTGTGGCTTATTGCGGAAGTTGTAGAAAAGGTTGAAGGGGGCTACATCCTAAACTGCGGAGAAACAAAAGGCTTCTTTATAAAAGATATGCATGTGAGGCCATACGCTTTAAGAAAAAGCAAGGAGACAAGCAAATGAGTGACGAAATTTCGATTAATCCAATAGACCCGAAAGTAATTGCAAGTGGAATTTACAAGCTGAACAAACCTAAAACGAGCGAATGGCAGTGCTTTCTTTTTTGTGGTTCGCCTCTGGGGGGTTCGACTCATTTTATTTATAGACCCGACAAGGGACAAGAACCCAACTGGTTTTGGCGAAAGATGCAATATTTAATTTTGGGCAATAAGTGGGTTAAAGACCCAAAGGAGGCAAGCGAATAACCATAATCCATCAAGCCCCTTCGGGGGCTATTTCTTTGGCTTCTTCTTCTTCTTGGGTCGGCCTACTTTACTACCGTATGTTCCTTTACCTTTTGGCATGATCTGTTCCTCTTAAAAAAATAATGTTCCGTTGTCGTACTGCTCTTGCTCTTCTGCTGAAAGGAGTTCGTATTGATCATACGGAACGCCCTTCTCAATAGCCTCTATAATTTCATCCATCAACTTCTCTTGATCTTGAAACATACCAATGTTGTTTGGATATACGCCAAATATCTTAAAATGCTCTTCATCCAATTGTTCCATCTGACACCTCTTTTAGTAATTTTTCAAACGCTTTTGACAATTCTGGGAAAAACTCTTTTGCTTTAACCCAAGACTGACCACCCTGAGAGTAAAGCTGAAACAAGTTAGCGAAATTCTCTGTAGCTTGCCAATGCAATCCTCTTGAATAATAGCTTTTGCCATGACCCCACAAATAGAATTTACCTTGCGCCCTTCCCCTGCTCATGCTGTCGATAATGTCACTTATGGCGGGAATCCACGGCTCAGAGTAATCTAGAGTGTAGCCCCTTAATCTGCCCTTATTTCTTCCAGACTTGTAATAAATTGGGACTTTTTCAAAATACTTGTCTCTAAATTCCTCAAGGTAGCTATCACCTACGAAAACTTCCCTTTTCCCATAACCTCTGGTTGCATATATTCCTAATTTCTCCGCATCCAATTTAGCCGTTTTTACTAACCTTGACGCAGATATATATTGTGTTCCCTCGCCCAACATATTATCAATATGGTGTCCGTACTCATGCATCAATGTTCTCTTGCTTTTTGCGGGTGTCACAATGGATTGAGTACCAGATTGATAATACCCCTTACTGCCTTGTGACCCGATAGATTTAGGCTTGGCAATCTTGTTGATTACAGTTGTTGCTAGTGGAGTAATGCCCCCATCCGTTTCAGCTAACTTTGTCCATTTCTCATCAGAGCCAAAATCTGGCTTTTGCGGGGTTGCTCTCTCCACTTCTTCTTCTTTCAGTTCTTCATCAAATACTGGCCTGAATTGGTGGCCGCAGTTGTAGCCGCCACGAACAATAAATGGGTCGCCTGACGCTTTACCCGCCCAAGAACCTTCCCAAGTTAATGCAATCTCTTCCTCAGTAAATACCTTGCCCTCATGCTTTCGGCAAAATGGTCTGGTTGTTTCGATTAACCTACCAACATACTTCCAGTGAGTAGCCCCCGACTCCTTGCCTATGACAGCGTTTACAGATGCATCAAACTGCATTAGAGAATCATGTACCTGTTGCTTGGCATACTTAGCCAACCTTCCACCCTGAACAGCCTTAACAGCCGCGACACTGGACGCAAAAGATGCGCCTGTGAGAGTGTTCTGGTAAACCTCCCTTGATACAGTATCTAGATACTCTTGACCAATATCATCAAAGCCCTGAAAGCTCATTTTCTGTAATTGAGTTATGACACTAGAGTCAACGGTAGTAAACGCCCCATAAGTCGAAAGCATCTTAGCAGTTGATGCCGCAACCCCTTTATATTCTTTTATTAGGCCGTCTACAGTTTTTAAATAATCGTCTTCGATTATCTTCCGCAGTTCAGCCCTAGACTTAACAGCCCACTCAAGATCAAACAGGTTTCCGTCTTTTAAAGGCGCAGTTGCCATAAGGTCGGCAATGCGGTCTTCAAGCGTCACTAGAGCATCAGACAGCCGTTCTTGGTGCTGTTCTGCTAATCTCGCCAACCCTTCAACGTAATCGCTGTCAGCCGCCATTAGAACTGTCCTACGTTACCATCGCCAGAATCGTCATCTTTAGGTTCAATGAGAACGTCACCACCCTCAACATCCTCAAGGCCAATCTTTTCCCTGACCTCGTTGGCAGTAACAACACCCGCGTCAATGTGATAGCCGTATATCTGAGTTTTATCTGAGAAGTCACCAAGTACAGATGCTTTCTCTTCAATCTCAGCGTGAGCCTTTGCAAGAGCCTCATCATCAAGCACTAGATCACTGATCTTTTTATCTATCTCCATAGCAAGGGTTACTGATTTAACACCAGTAGAACGCAACTGCTGTAGGAACATAAGCTCTTTATCGTAATCTCTAAGGTCGAACGCATCTGGGTAGAAGATTTCTATGTCATTAGTCACTTCCTGCCATTTACAAAATAGACCCCATAATTGTTCTTCCGCAAGCTCAAGAAGATCAGCTTTCTCTGACAGCTTCGCATTAAGCATCTGAAACTCTGTAGCCATTGCAACACCGCTCATAGTAACGGCCTCAGTGCCACGAACTGCGCCCATGTGAGACATACGGTTAATTGATTGAATCTTGTCTTGAATTGATGCGCGTACAGCGTCTAAGTTCTGGCCGCTTGGCTGTAACTGGTAAGGCTTTAATGAAGAGTCCATATCATCAGGCATATTAATGATCGCACCTGCGCCCGCTGATGCATCTGTTCCGAACGATTTAACCAAGGTCGGATGGTTGGATATCCTGATAAGCTGTTCCACCTCAGACAACTCTTGATAGATAGCGCGTTGCATATAAGAAGCATCAGAGATGTCGCTGATACCAATGCCACGCACAACCGACCTGTTAGCGGGTAGAAATACTGCGGGAATATGACCAAGCACATTGTTGTCAATTTCAACTAACTTATCCAGATCGTTAGTTGACCGCCAAAGCTCAATCTTATCCTTATACCACGCCCTGTAGTATGACTCTGTAGTCGTATCATCCACGCGAATGACTGATTCCCTGACCTTTAAATAACATAGCTCAAATCGGCCGCTTGGGGTTCTTTCGTATTCCCAATCCAATACATTTTCTGGCGTAAACATAGTCACATAAGGACGGATTTCCTGATCTAATTCTTCGGCCTTTGTTCCCGCTGTAGACTTAGGCTTGTCCATCATTATCCAAACGTGACCATACACGCTTGACCATATCTGGCATTCACGCATAAACGCA